GCATTTGTACCAATACCGATAGTGTTGTCTAGATTATCACAATCATATCCCGCACGATGACCAATAAATATCGCTGCGTAGTCTGTATCCAGTGTAGGGTTCGACACCGTAGCGTTCACACCAGCTTCGGAGCCAATGATAACGGCGTGCTTCCATCCACTAGCCCCGTAGGCGACGTCGCAACCCATAAGAACAGAGCGAGACATACCAGCGGCGTTTACAAGTAATTCGTTTTCTGGATTAGAAATTAGAACGTTACAGTTCTCAGCTATAGTACTTGCTCCACTACCAACGTAGTCAGCAAGTCCCTGTAGAGACATCTTTCCCATTTTGGACGATCCAGAACCGTCAACCTGTGCTGCAATATAAGTGTTGTCTGTTCTAATCTCAGTAGCCACATTTCCAGCTAGATCAAGACCAGAATAATCTAGAACAATATAGTTCTCATCATTGTCCCTGATTACGTTTGTTCCTGATACCCCATTTATAGGGATCAAGCTAAACTCAGATAGTCCAGATAGAGAAGTTCCGTCTTGGAATCTGATAGCACCGCCCAGTTTGAAATCAGCCTCTAGCTGAGCAAAAGGGGTAGTAGAAGCAGGGGTAGCGTAAGAAGGGGTGTTAGATATAGGGCCGCCACGAGGGTCTAAGGTTAACAGCGTTTGAGATAGACCTACAGAATTAGAAAATCTAAACTCAACATCGGCCTCTCCGTGGTTACTTCCAGCTTTTCCGTAATCAATAGTGTCTAGAATTATAGAATATCTACTATATGTAGCGTCAAACTCAAAAGAAGTTTGAAGTTCAGAATTCCCCGCTTTTAGTACAGAGAAAGTGCCGTCAACCGTTAGGGCTCTAGAGCCAGTAAGTTGCCCAAAGAGAAGGGGGCTTGAACTAAACCCAAGAGCAAATGCCCCATCAGAGGGTAGAGAAGATGTATATAGATTTCTACCAATAAGGATGGAGTCATCCATCCCTCCGAAGTTCCCACTTCCATTGGATACGTTGTTGTCCCCAAGGATAATATTTCTATTGCCACCAGTATATCCAGAAAGACTGTCGCTACCAACGACTGTGTTGTGGGAGCTAGTGGGAGTTAAACCACTCCCCGCATGACGACCAACTAGGGTGTTTCCTGACGCTACGCCAGCATCCCCTAAGTCAAATCCAGCACCCCACCCGTAGTATGTATTGTTAGCCTTATCAGAGTCGGCAGATCGGGTATCGGGTGTATGCCACCCCCCGTATGTGTTTCCGTTGTTTCCGTAAATCAAACCTCCACTGCTAATGGTGGCTTCTTGACCTAGGAGAAGGTTTGTTTCAACGCCTCCATCATCCAAGAAATAAAGTGCCTGACTACGAGACCCTACAGTATAGGGTTTTACGTAAAGTTTACCGAAATCAGCGGTAGCACTAGGAGTTGAGTCTTGTTCGTGCTGAGCAATTGTCCCGCTGTCCCCAACGGTATCGCACATATAAGAGACTGTCAAAGGGGAGTTTGGATGAAAGTGTCTTGTTTCGTGACTTCTAGTTAGTCCGACCCCTACATATCCTTTCTCACTAATGGAGATATGTGAAAACTCCATCCCAGTCTCCCCGCTCGCACGAATGAGAGACATGTCAACAACAGTACGGTCCACAGCACTTGGACTTACACAAAGTTCTCCAGAGCCATAAAGTCCATCGCCAGTAATAAAAGCGTCATCGTCCTCAGGGTTGTAAGTTAAATGAAACCCAGAAGCTCTAACGTTTCCGTTACCAATTAACTCTAGGGAGCTTTGGAAGAATTTAGAGGGACCGCTAGAGAAACGAACATTTGAATCGCCGGTAGACTGAACATTAAAAATCGTCTCAGGAATAATGGGTTCTTCCCCGCTTCCATAGACGGCGTTTGTAATACCAACAAGGCCAGACTGACTAGCCTGACCCCCATTACGTAGTACGGTAACTGCCTCTCTTACTCCAGATTGGCCGTTATCCAAATGAATTGATAATCTATCTTTCATGATTTATCCTTATTATTGATCCAGTTCGTCATGATAAACTACGCTGAATCCGCGAGCAGTACTGTTGCTCGCCATTCTACTGGCAAACCTTTGTGTAACCTTGACGCCGGAGTCAACCGTCCCATATAGAACCGAATAGTCATATCCAGATGGGACTCCGTCAATAACATCTGTTCCAGAACGTGCAATGAAGTTAACATCTTCAAGAGTTGGGTAGCTATTTTCATAGTGAGGTTCTTGAGCCACAACCACTCTTTGACCAGAAGCTTCTGATGGCTCAACAAAGATTCCCATACAGCCACTCTGAATAGCCAAACCAACATCATATCTCCCTAAGACCCTCTCACCAATGAAAGCGGTATCGTTAAGGACTTCAATTGAAATATTGCTCTCCCACCTAGACTTAGTGTAAGAGTTGCTCTCTGGAAGGCAAGAAAGGGTAGAATCAGGAAACCTGTATAAGAAATGGTAATCTCGACGATAAGTAGATCCGCTAGAGTGGACCTCAAAACCAGCCCCGTCTAGAGCTTGATCGTTTAGGTATCCACAAACGGCATCGTTGTGAAAACCAGAGTCGGTTGGGTCACAAAATCCACTAGTGGCTAAGTGTAGCGTCTTACACTCATATAGGCAGTTCGTAATTGTATTGTATGTGATATCATCAGCAGTAAGTTGACCGCTAATAACAACATCGTTTAGATAGGCATCCCAGAGAAGAGAGGGGTGCCCTAGGGCGTATCGTTCAGATTGATTTGGAACAAGGTCTCCATAGACCGTCAGTTGGGAATCAGCAACTCCATGACCAGCTCCCGAAGGCAAGCCTCCTATTCCGACATTACCGCCTGAGAACCAGATGTTCTCATTTATAGAACTCCAAGGTTTTTGACTGCGACCGAGATGATCCAACCCACTTTCTGTAGGGGAGATATCTCCCGATACCTGCAATGTTCCAAAATTATGAAGAAAGCTAGTCCCGATAGCTAGTTTGCGGTTACCATTTTCAAGGTCTCCAAATAATAAAGGAGCATCTCCCGAAGTAATAGGGTCTCCGCTTGCATCACAAAAATCCCCGGAAGTTACTGGGGTTGCACCCACAATGAACGTATAGTCAGTATCGGGATCGAGATACCATCCAGCACCGTAACCAATAGCAATATTGTAGCTACCTCGGCGGTTGTGGTGCATGGTGTGGTTCCCCACCCCTACATTTCCGTCTCCCGTGACGTTCCCTACAAGAGATTGATACCCAATAGAAGTATTACCGCTCCCATAAAGGTTACAGCTCGAAGCATAACTACCTAAGGATGTATTCTGGGTGCCGTTATAGTTGTTTCGTAGAGAGCCATACCCAAAGGCAGAGTTGTCAACGCTTGAGCGTCCAACCAAATCCATCTGGCTCAGAGCCAGATTTCCAGCTACCGTAGTCCGAACGTCTGGAGAAGAGAAGTTTGCAGCATTTAAAACCGCCTCCTCCATAAAGTTTGGCACGGAATCTACCAAGTTTATAAGGCTGGTTCTCAAATCTAGCGGTGAGATTTCTTGCGTAGAGTTGTCGGGCAACATGGCCGCGATAGAAGCAAGATAGTCTGCTCTGGTAAGAATCATGGGTTAGCCCCTACTTAAATTTGATTTGAAGCTGACTTGCATCGAACTTTGGAGCATCTCCCTGATAAACGACACGAGGCTTGCCTAACTCTGAGTACATGAGCAAATTACCACTACCATACTCCCCAGAGTCTACAATGGCTAAGCCGGATACCCATCCCCAGTCAACAAGGGCGGTTTCAAAGAGAAATGTGTTTGTATTTTTAATCAGTCCACTACCAGCGTTGTGATCTGCTGTGAGATAAGACCAGAAGCTATCACCCGAACCAGACGGGGCTCCCAAGTCATATCGTGAATAACCAGTACCACTTCCGTTTATTCCCGTTGGGAGTTCTGGAATGGTTACACCGGTATCGGAGTCTACTGGAACCCCACTACACAGGGCAATGGCTATATTTTCAGGTTTAGGGAAGGTTTGCCCCCTAAACACATGGTGAAGTAGTCCAGACTCCATATAGTCGGATAAAGCTGTCATTGGGTAATATCCCCTTAAAAAGAATCCTGTTTCATTTTCGCAAAAAGCTGTTTACACTCTATTATACACAAAAAAAGAGCCACCCCCGGTTAAATGGGGATGACCCTTTGATTGATAGGAAGTTAATCCAATATCAGAGCTAACTTAGAATGAGCCAAGGATAATACGACGATTATCTAGCACACCAAAGCCCAACTCAGCCCAACCGTAGTAGCCAACTCTTTGTTGACGGTGTAAAGCTGGGTCTTCAAAGACTTGTAATGCCTGTTTAACGGGCATAATGAAGCTGTCTGTAGTGCCTTGATCCAAGCCAACTACAACTTCAAGGTCAGATGCCTCTACAGCACCGCCCAATCCGTCTGTGAAGAATTCTTGGTATTCTTGACCTTCACCCAATTCGTCGAGGTCGTGAAGATTAACACCGTAAATACGAGTGATGGGAGCCCCACCTTCGCTAGCGGTGTAGATTTCTCTACGAGTTACTTCGTCGATTTGGTCGAGTCCCCAGTTACGCACATCTTCCAGTGCTTCTGGTGACACGTACATGTCAGTCAAGCGACCGCGACCTGCACTGCCAGTGTTTCCACCACCACTACGTCGCATAGTCGTTTGCATCAAAGATACGAGACGTTTACTGAACATTCCAGCAGTAGCATCGCCATCGTATACCAAGATGTTACGGTCAACACCAGCGGCTAGCAACGTGTGCCATCCGTCGTCGTTGATTTTCTTTACAAAGCCAGCTTCCATTACTTGAGCAGCACGACCAGCAACATCCCAGCGAGCTTCACGAGCATAACGTAGCAAGTAATCAATACTTGATGTGATGCTGTAAGTCGGGATGGTAACGAAGTCACTCTCAACTGCACGTTCTGGAATACGACCGTGACCGGGGTTAGTGTAAGCAACATGCTCACCCTCAAGTCCCGGTGAAATCATGTCAAGTGGATACTCAGTAGAGGCTCCCGGCTCAACATTAAATGTCTCGAAGATATCTCCAAGAATATTACCGACCAACAGTCCCTTACGAAGAGGGGTCTCAAGAGCTTTCGCGAACTGTCGCTGAGCTGCATAAGCCACTGCTTGATCGTTATCGCCAGTCTTTTTGTAAAGACTGATGAATTTATCGTCAGGTCTTTCTGTGAACGACATATGTTTATCTCCTTTACTATTGTTTAGGCCAAAGGACCGTGATTAGGAAGATTGACGTATACTTTCGCATAGCCATCAGCGTCTTTCGCTGACATGAAGCGACCAACAGCTAGGTTTCCAGAAGCCTGTGCATTAGTTGCATGGTCCTGAAGGTATCCTGCTGTACCACCGGCGTCAGAAGCGTAAGCTAATTCTCCGGGAGTTACCGTTCCATCAATCATGTTAGTTACAACCCACCCACGAGTCAGGAGAGTCACCTTACCACCTTGTTGAACTTCATCTTTGTAGTAGTTCAAGTGAGTACGAGTAAGGTCTTTGTTCACAACGTCGTTTAGAAGAATCCCTACGGGAACATCTGTAGCTGCTGCCTGTTGGTATGAAACGGTGTTGTCACCTTGATCCATAGCCGCACCAGAAGCACTAAGAAGGTCCAAGCAAGCGACACCACCACGAGTGGCTGTTCCTGCTGTGTAGAAGTAACTGATATCAGTTGATTCTTCGTATCTATCTGCTTTAAGAGCCATATTGCATTCTCCCTTATTTAGAAGTTAGTACGTGTTTTTCGAAATAGTCCGAAACGCTAGCTTGAGCGGCGGCGACTTCATCTTCTGGGTCGTCTCCACTATTAAGTTCAGCTTCCGAAGATTCAACATCATCAAGAGCGTTTTCAGCTTCTTCCTCTGATGCTTCAGCCTGTTCTTCTGCTTTTGCGTCTTTGTCTTCTTTTTTAGCGTCCTTTTTCTTGTCGTCCTTCTTTTCGTCATCCTTGCTGAATTTTTCAAACTTAGCTTTACTGTTCTTCAGCATCGCAACGATGGAATCAAAAGCTTCGTCTTCAAGGGTTTCGAAAGAGGCAAGAGAGTCGCTGACTTCATCTTCATCAAGTCCAGCTTCAACAAGAGCAGATCTACGCTGGTCTGCCTTCTCTTTTTGTTTCATTTCGCTCACTGTTGTTTCTGCGGCCTCAAGGGCTTCTTTAGAAGCAGCGAGAGCGTCTTCTAGTTCAGCAACACGAGCTTGTGTTGACTTAATGGTTTCGCCCAACGCTTCGATATCAGCTTGACTCTGCTTTTCAGCAGCTTCATATGCTTTTACCTTAGCGGCGAACTCTAAGTCTTTAGATTCTTCGATCTGGGCTTTAACAGTTACGATTTCAGCTTTGGCTTCTTTAAGATCTGCCTTCGCTTCTTTCAACTGCTCTTCCAGTAACGATTGATCTGACATATTAGTTTCTCCTATAGAAAGTTTTGAATCAGTATTCACGTTAAAAGATGCTGTGCTTTTACTATTCAGTATCACGCTTCTAGGATTAGCGGGCTTAGATACCAATCCCTTTCCAGAAAACGAGATATTAGACAAAGCACGACCAATTTTGTATCCTTCATACTCACCGGTCCCACCATAAGCCCTAAGATGTTTTGTTAAGAATGCTGACGCCTCGTCTCTTGTTAAAACCTTGGCCTCGCCCTGTGGATCAATTAAAGCATAATCGAATCCGGCGAAGAGGCATTCCATTGACACATACCACTTGCCTTCTGGGATTTCCTTGAGAATGGCTTCCATTCTCTCGCGGTTTTCAGCTTGTCCCCAGCTATTATAGAGAACCGCTTGGGTGACGATATCGAAGTCGTCTGGTCTTTGAGCGTCAGTCTGATCTGAAACAGCTTTTCCATCCTTTGTAAGGACGTAGCTGCCAGTAATATGCCCGATGATATCGTTCTCGTCGTGCATATAGTTGAATTGTTTGTCTTCCGGGGTATTCCGTGCCGCCCAAGTAGGTTCGGGTAAAAACACGTCGTCGTTCTTATTCCACATAGTGGACACAAGGATCGCCTCAAGATAAAAAAGATCATGCTGATCTTTATTTTCAGCGATGACCTTTGATAAGACTTCCGGGTTTGAGATATTGTTTTCGGCTGCTTCAACCGTCCCTGTGTGGAGAGACGCTTCTGAGCAATAGGCTATAGAGGCCGTACTTTTGACCAGTTCGCCAACGCCGTCTTTAATTTCTTGTGGGAAAATCTTCATATATTTTTTACCTCATCACATTATACACAAAAGGAGAATATTTTTACGAAAAAGGTCAAAATTCATTAAATTACTCTTGGAAAAGATCGAGGCAATATTCCACGTAGAGACCAATTACGGCACTTTCGTACTCATCCATTGGAGTGTTTTCTAGGGAAATTCCCAGTGTAGAGATACCCTCTCTCAGCTCTTTCGGGGCGGGAGTATTAGAGGATAAAGCTTTGTATATAGCCTTATTGTCAACCTTATCCATAGTAGGTAAGGTTGTCAAAACACGAAATTTAATATCTGTCAACTCTTGAACCTCAGCCTTAGTTAGCTGTCTGCGGTTTTTCTTTCCCTTGACGTGAAGGTACCCCTTGGCTACAACGTCTAAAGAAGTATACGCATTCACGGCCCAATGGACCAACTCAGCAACTCCCGGCTTGCTTTTAGGAGTATCTACACGTTTCTTCCTCTTGCTTGTGTCTTGCTTGTTCGCAGGTCTTCCCCCTTGAGGAGCGGCGGGCTTGGGTTTGTTTTTCTCCTTTTCAACCGCAATCTTCTCGTTGATTTCGCCCTGACGGTCAATTTTCTCCATATCCTTCTCATGCTCTGGTTGATGGAAGGGGCCAGCTTTTGGAGGCATTTTGTCTTTATCGCGGAGTTTATCTTCGCGTTGTAAGCGTAATTTCTCCACGGTTGGGACTTCTTTGAATCTCTCAAGAATAGTCTCGTTAGAGATGATATCGCGGTCAGCCAACTGGATAAGAAGGTTCTTTTCGGCGGCCTCGTCGGACAAGCTCATTTGATCATACACAACGTGGGCAGATTTTCTAAAGCCCATAGCCTGTCTAACTTCTTCAACTTCTCTTGCCCAGAACTTAGTGAGTTGGTCACGACCGTATTGCAGTCGCTCCATAAGGGTTTTCAGGGAGATGAAGTTGTTGGTAAATCCACCCCCATTGCCAGCCATACCAGTTAAGGTTGGAGGCACTCCGAGGCCAGCGAAAATACTATTAAGGACAGCTTGATATTTCTCAGAACCGAGAAATTTGTACACCTGACTGTTACTCTCGGTAAACTTTAACTCTGGACCCCAAACAAGCTCCATAGTACCGCCACCGGTATTGCTAGCCAAGATGTTTCGTAGCTTATTGATACCTGCCTTTGTAGGTAAAACCCTATGCTCAAAGTCCCCAATAGTCCACAAACGGATGTTAGAAATTGCACCATCCAAAGCAGCAAGGTCGGCCAGCTTCATCTTCTCAAGCATGATAATATCATCGAGAATAGCATAGACCATTGGATCTGCCCAAGACTTCCAGTCATCCTTCTTGTAGTAGCAGATGCACAACTTCTCTGGGTCTAGGGTTACTTTTTGTTCCTTCTTTTTAATCGCCCTCTTAACTTCTGGAGGTAGAGTCTCAAGAATCTTTATCGGGATGGTGCCATCTTTAAAGTTATCAAAGAACGAATTGGCAGATAGCTCGTAGTTCTTTTTACCTAAAAATAGGTCTACATTACCATTTTTCTGCTCGATAGCGAGGGGGTTAAGGAAGTTATAACGCCAAGGAATGGTACCCTTATCTATATTTGGGACATCCACTTTGATATCGTTCGCAAGCGTTTTAAGGTACTTCTTCACCTTAGGGGAAATGCCTGCATAGGATTTGTAGACAAAGACGTTCCCGGTACGGTATAGGTTATTGAGATAGCGTTCAGAACGCTCCTTACCGTCGATTTTCTTAAACCATTGCTGGTAAAACTTCTCTACACTTTTATTTTCGTGTACGAGGTTAACACCCTGACACCCAAAATCTCCCATGAGGTCAATGATGTTTCGGACGATACCCACTTTATCGTAGGCGTCCATACACATCTTTATGATATGCTTTTGTTTAGTAGGAACCTGTTCTTCAGGTCTAAAGGCGTAGTAATCACTGTGGGTGAATCCTGACTTAACAGAGCGGTTTGGTTCTACATTCAGAAAGTCCCTAGAGTGTGCCCTAGCTATTCCGTCGTAAGAATCATGAACATTAGAAAACTGTTCAAAAGCTTTGGCTCTACCTGCGGAGTCATTTTCTTCCCAAGTTCCTACGTAGTTGTCAGAATCAGACATTGTTGTCCCTCAAATATAGTTTATGTAAACAGTCCCACTGTCAGTCCGTATGGTGTGACTATGGTCTACATAACTATACTCAAAAGATCAGTAAACGTCCTTCAAACCGTCTACTATCCAAGATGGACCCTGTACCATTTGTCCACCTATATCCTTCGCCTTGTCTACCGTAGCGAATCCCCCGTAGATTTCATAAGCGTCTGGAGTAGGGGTTCTCGATAGTTGTCGAGCGGCCATATTAGCCATCAACAAAGAGGAATAACGGTCTTTTCTTACTTTACCCTTTTTGCCAGCACCGATAACCGTCTCTGGAGTATCCCACTTCCCTCTTCCAGATGGGGTTTCTGTCATCTCTATCATGGCTAGCTCATCCTTCAGGTCTTCGATTTCCATAACGCACTGTTCAAGTGTATCGAAAAGGCGACCCTTCATGTTGTCCTCTACGCTGGCGATACCGAGACTGATAGGGTCGAACATGGGGAATAGTACCAATTTGTCCTCGAAATCCTTTCGGAGTCCGTGGTTAGCTTCAGAAAGCCACTCATAATCTGCAAACTGACACATTTCTAGAATATGAAGACCCCTGTAGTCGTCGGTGTCCTTAGGTTTATCTTCGTCGATGACTTCCCAGATAGGCAGTTCGCCCTCTTGAATCTTATCTTTATCATGCAACGCTTCCCCAACGGCGACACCTCCACCCTGCTTATCCATAGCAATATGAACGCACGGGAAGATTTTCATCAGATCACGGATCTTACGGGCACAGTATGAGTAAAAATCGGTTTCTGTAGAGACCCCCGCTTTCACACGATCCTTGTGTTCTTCCCTAGTGGTAGTCCAAGAGTAAACAACTCTGCGGTGATTACCGCATAACTCAAGCACTACTATACTGAAATTATCCACTTCACTAGCGGGGTCAACACCAAATACGTACTGTCTCTTAGGAGTCCCCATTAACTTTGCGGTAAAACAAATTGGCTTCTTCTCTTCGTCATAAATAAACTTCTTTTCCTCCGAGGCGTTGTCTGGATCAACGACCACACACGACTCAATGAGGGTACGCTTGAAGAATCCGAATGAGTCCCTAGTGAAACACGCACCGAATTCCATCTGGTAAATACCAGCGTGTACGGTAGCCTTCGTTCTAGCCACCTGTGAGGCGTCCATAAAGCCCTCTGGAAGCAGTTCGTAGGGAATTCTGATGACCGAGTAGTCTCTCCAGTTAAAGTCCTTTGGGGGGTCTTCTGAGAAGATTTCACGGAGCCTACTCGCCTTGCCCTGACTACGAATAATAGACTTCCACTTTTTCCAGTATTCAGCAAAGTGATTAAAGTCAAAATAGGCCGTACCAGACAGGATAATTTGGTTAGCTTTGGTAGCGATGGCATTTTCATCATCTGGGGTAATATCTACCCCTAGCTCTTTCGCTCTCTTCTGAGCTGCAATCCTTCTAACGTTCGCGATAGGGTCCGAGCTGACAGCAGCGAAACCAGCAACAACTGTCTCAAAAATTTCTCTGGGAATAGAAGCAAATTCGTCAGAAATGATGTCATTAGCACGCTGACCACGAATCTTGGTACCGTCTCCCAATGGAAGGCAAGTAACACGAGATTTATTGATACGCATAACACAACGGTCAACATCACGCCTCGGACCAGAATTGGCATCACACATACTCCTTAATACAGGGGCGTTATTCCAGATTGTTTCCATATATTCGAAAAGAACCTTAGATTGTCGGAAGGCAGCCCCAACCACAACAACCTTACGTTCGGGCATCAATAGTGCCCTCATCATGGCGTACAATGATAGAATGAAAGACTTACCGAAACCACGACTGGCGATAAGCATAGGGAAGCGTCTATTCCACATCTCGCACAGGAATAGAGCTTGAGAGGGAAGTAAATTTATATTGAAGACATACTTGCATATAAACGAAAAATACTCTGGCCTAGACATAAGCCAAAGTAATCGGTAGTGATAGTCGTCCTGATCACCCCTAAGGATGTCCATTGGGTTAAACAAGTTCTGATGTTCAGATTCTTCTAAGTTCAACCATGCCTGATCTATCTCGATCAGTTTTCTGTTATTATTCATATTTTAAACTATCTATAGTGGGAAATTGCTTCGACTTTAGAACCCCGTCAGCAAAGCCATAATAAACAGCCTCTTCTGCGTCGAGATACCAGTCTCCGTCTTTGAATTTACGTTTGAGGAAGTTCTTAACTTTTTCCTCATTGACCCCCGTATAATTGTCCTTCATGTATTTTCCCTTAACGACGCCCTCTGCATAGATATCAAGCATTAGCTCCATATCTCTCTTTTCAAAGAGAACCGCCTTTTGAACGTCTAAGTAATTTCCTCCGTGATTAGAATTCCCATAGTGACACATAAAATAGGAGTTAGGCATCATTACTCTTCTGTCTGCTGCCTGCAAAATAATGCTACTCATAGACTCTGCCTGTGCATAGACTAGCACTGTAATGAAAGAGCGGGCCATACTGATTGCGTCAAATATGGCAAGTCCGTCGTTCCAGCTACCGCCAATGCTGTGCATATGAATAACAATGGGGTCTAGGTTGATGGTATCTAGGAGGCGTAGATTCTTATAGAAAATACTCGCCATGCGGTAGTCCACACCCGGATCTTCATCTGAGTTCCCAATAAAAGAGTGTAAATAGATTTCCCTATTCTTACAGTCTAATCCATAGGTATTTAGGTCACTAATCGTATCTACATTGACGCTCATTTTTTTCTCCCTACTGAATAGAATTCATTGACCCTTTTAAGGATACTATTGATCACCAACTTAGAGTTTTTTCTATTCCCGCAAAACATAACGTGAATACCGTCATACATCTGAAACTCAATGAGCATCTTTAGCATGTACTTGTTTGTGATGACTATTGAGTCCCATTTCTCTTCGGGAATACTAGACCCTTCTGGGAAATTCATAACATCTTCAAGAGAAAATTCTAGAATGATAAATTTAAAAGGAAAATCCTTCATTCTTTCTATCTCATCCATGAATCTTCTTTTGTCTTTCCCTAGGTTGATAGCCAACTCTGAGATTGACCCCTTCCTCTCGATGCACAACTTGTCCTCAAGGCCAACGAGCGAATAGTCTCCCGTTTCCAATTTTCGAACAACCATGCCTTCGCAGGAGGTGTATCTACCGTTGAACCTCTCAAACGTGTACCCCTCTTGCTCTCTAGTATCTTTTATCACCGTATACGGTGGTGCTTTACTTTTCGCCATTTTTCCTTACTATCTCCATGAATAGTGATTCGTATAAGTGTTCTTGCTTGCTTATCGACTTGTGACAATCCCAACAGAGAGTGATTCCGTTGCGAGTATCATACCTCAATGCTGCTGCCGTGGACCACTTTTTAATGTGGTGTACTTGGAGACTACGCTTTCTCCCGCAGCATTTTTTGCCCTTAGGCATTTGACATTTAAACCCATCCCTCTTGTAGACC